TAATTGATACTAAAGAAAGTATTACGGGCGGTGGTTCAGATCGTTACCTATCTGAAGATTATATGTTCTGTCAGATGTGGCGCAAAATCGGTGGTTCTATTTGGTTGTGTCCTTGGATGAGAACATCGCATATTGGAACATACCATTTCCAAGGTGATATGCCTGCTGTTGCAAACTTTGTTGGTGAGATGTAATATATGGTAAATGTGATTGGTTTTGTTGGATTCATCGGCAGTGGTAAAGGCGCTGCCGGTGATATTCTAAGTGAATTTGGTTATGAAAGAGAAAGTTTTGCTAAGAGTGTAAAAGATTCCGTTGCTGCTATGTTTGGGTGGGATCGAAAACTCTTAGAAGGTGATACCGAATGTTCCAGATTGTTTAGAGAAAGCCCATGTCTATATTGGTCTGAAAAGTTCGGAAAACCATTTACACCAAGAGAAGCATTACAGAAATTAGGTACAGAAGTTGGGCGAGATATATTCAACCCCAACTTATGGGTATCTTCCCTAGAATCCAGACTAGATTCAGATAAGAACTATGTTATTACTGATGTTAGGTTTCCTAACGAAATAGAATGGATTCGTAATATGGGTGGAGAAGTCTATGAAATTCAAAGAGGTGCTTACCCGCCTTGGTTTAAAAGCTTGAAATGCACAAACCCATACGATTCGCAAATAAGAAACAATATAATGAATGGTTGGAACATACATTATTCTGAATGGGCATGGGTCGGATGTAGTCTCAATGGTACTATCAAAAACGAAGGGTCAATTCAGGACTTGACAAATCTGTTAAAATTTGTTACAATATGATTGTTGTTTAATGTGGAGGAAGTGATGAAACTTTGTGGTGAAACGTTGTTGATTTTGAAGAACTTTGCCAGTATCAATACTGGTCTAGAGTTCAAAGGCGGAAGTAATGTCATTAAGACTATTTCTGCGGGTAAGAACATTCTTGCTTCTGCTACTCTAAAGGATACTTTTCCTGTTGATTTTTGTGTCTATGATTTGAATCAGTTCTTATCTGTTCATTCACTGTATAAAGATGCAGAAATTGAATTTGATGAGAACAATGTTATTTTCAAGAGTGGTCGTGGTCGTATTAAGTACCGCAAGACTGCTAAAGAAATGATTGTAACTGTTCCAGAAAAAATTCTTACTCTACCTTCTGTAGATGTGTCTTTTGTCTTGACAGAAGATGATTTTTCGACTATAATGAAGAGTGCGAGTGTGTTGCAGTCGCCTAACATTTCTGTCGAGTCTAAAGGAGAAAAGATATACCTAACATGTTTTAATGCAAAGGATGATTCTGCACATATCAATTCTATTGAAGTTGCAGAAGGAAATGGACATTCATTTAAACTGGTTTTCTTGACTGAAAACCTAAAACTTATTTCTGGGTCATATGATGTAGAAATTTCATCAAAGGGTCTTGCATCCTTTAAAAATAAAGTTCAAGAAATCGACTATTGGGTTGCTCTTGAATCTAAAGATTCTAACTTTGGAGGTTAATATATGAGTTTAGTATGGTTTACTGATGGTGTTACTGGAAAACAGGTTGCAATTAACCCTACTTATGTTGTGGCAGTATTCACCGCTACTGAAGGTGAGGCTAAGGGTTTGACTATCATCAGTCTTGTTAATGGTACTATTCCTGTAAGAGATGAGGAACTCGACGTAGTAACCGCACTTAATACTAATGGAGTATCTGTATGAGTTTGACTGTCCAGACCTTGTTTGGCACTTATGATGAAAAAGAACTGACGGCAATCAAAGGTTGTCTGAAGGAAATGTCTGAATGTATGTCTAAGGTTAATAACGAAAAAGAATTGATGAAAACTATCGTAGATACTACATACGATAAATTCAAAATTCCCAAGAAAATCTTTAAGAAGATGGCCACTGTATATTACAAGCAATCTTTCCAAGAGATCATTGCAGAAAATAATGAATTTGAAGCGTTATTCGAAGGAATCAACGAAGTCAAGTAAATTTATATGCCCCTTCGGGGGCATCTTTTATTATGGAGTATATTATGTCTTTTGATTATAAAACTATTGATCCCAATAAACTTAAACGTGATCCAATTCAACTTAGTCATGTAAATTTTATAGAAAGAAAAATCATTAATCTAAGTGAGATTTATCAACCAACGATAGATGACAATCCAACCAGAAGTGTCGGTAAAGACCAAAATAAAATAACTCACCTTCAACATATTTTTGCAAAAAATGGTATTGATTATTCTTTAATGCCACCAGTAGTTAATCGTATCAATCCACGATTGGATGATTCTGGAAATATGTTGTATTATGAGTTAGTTAGTGGCCATCACAGGATGGATGCTATTAGAAATAACAAATATGATAGTTGGGTTTTTGATGTTTATGATGGTGTTAGTGCCAGAGATGTTAGATGGACATTACAAATCTATGAAAATAATCACCCCGTTAGTAATCCAACAACAGCAAAAGATGCAACTAAAACTATATTAACTTTGATTAATGAAAAATCTCAGTTCATACCTGTTGATGAAAATGGTTCTTATGAAGATAGTATCAAAAAATATCTTGAACAATATTGCAGTAACATGCACTTCAATACCCAATATAAAGTTGTAAAGGATTGTATTCGTCATTTACAAGATAATGATATAATGCCTTATTATGACTATTATTCCTACCAAAAGTTAGATGTTATAAGGTATATGGAAAATCATACTGATCTCCAAATTTATGGTAATTATGATAATCATTATGATCAGTATGGTTGGACTATTCAACAGGGATATGAATCCGAATATATCATGAATGCGATGAAGAAATATTACAATACAGGAAAAATATCATATTTTTCCCTTCATACTCATACACCAACGGATGAATCCACATTAGAAGAAAGGCGTCAAGACATGGTAGAAAATATACATGAGTATGGTAGTATGATAATCGAGTGTGCAAATTATTATAAGAAACATGGGAAAATGCCTTGGTATGTTATGGGTTTTCTACCCCAAGACAGACGGATTGAAGGACAAAATTATATTTTTAATGAATAAATTGTGAGGTATTATATTATGGATCATATGTTGTGGGTAGAAAAGTATCGTCCTCAGAAAATCTCTGATTGTATCCTTCCTGACAAAATCAAGGATACCTTTCAAGAGTTTGCTAATCGTAAAGAGATTCCAAACCTTCTTCTTTCTGGTGGTGCAGGGGTAGGTAAAACTACTGTTGCAAAGGCACTGTGTAATGAAGTTGGGTGTGATTTCCTTGTCATTAATGGTTCAGAAGACCGTGGTATTGCAACTATGCAGACTACAGTTAAGAACTATGCTACTTCTATGTCGTTGACTGGTGGTCGTAAGGTTATTATTATTGACGAGGCAGATAACCTTACTCCAGATGCACAAAAGGCACTTCGTGGGATGATTGAAGAAGTTTCCATTAATTGTGGATTCATCTTCACATGCAATTATAAAAATCGTATTATTGAACCTATCCATTCTCGTTGCACTACTATTGATTTCAAGTTAAATGGTAGTAAACAGAAGGTTGCTGCACAGTTCTTTAAGAGGGTTGAATGGATTCTAGACCAAGAGGGCGTTACATACGATAAGTCAGTTGTTGCAGCCATTATCACTAAACATTTTCCCGACAATAGGAGAGTTCTAAATGAAATTCAACGATATAGTGTTTCTGGGTCTATTGATGCAGGTATATTGGCAAATGTTGCTGATATTCAAATCAGTGATCTAGTCAAGGCAATTAAGGCGAAGAATGTTTCTGATGCGCGTAAGTGGATTATTAACAATCTCGATAATGATCCAGCAGTTATCTTTAGAAAGATTTATGATAGTTTGTTCGATCAATTGAAACCGAACTCTGTTCCTGAAATGATTGTGACTATTGGTGAATGGCAATATAGGTCTGCTTTTTCTGCCGATCAAGAAATTGCACTAATGTCTTGTATTACCATTTTAATGTCCAATCTGGAGTTCAAATAATGCCAGACTTATTCAAGGAGATAGTACCTTCCATACTACAAAATAAAAAGAATGTATTCGAGAACGAATCCGACTATAAGGATTACAACCCCTTTATCGTAAATAAAGCTTTGTCGTTTCATTCTGATTGTATTCCTTACGTTCAAGAAATGAATATGATGCATTACTTAGATAAAGATATGCAATATCAATATCTACTAAATACCGTAAGACCCATGAAACGTAAGTTTCAACCGTGGCAAAAAGCACAGGTCGAAAAGGATATAGAATGCGTTAAACTATATTTTGGTTATTCTAATCAGAAAGCAAAGGATGCTTTGCGTATTCTTAGTAATGAACAAATCAATGAGATAAAAAGAAAAACGGATAAAGGTGGAGTGAAATAATGATAAACATTTCAGACTTGGTAGAAATTAAGTTAACAGAAGAGGATGACTTCCTCAAAGTAAGGGAAACCCTAACACGGATCGGTGTTGCTTCTAAAAAAGATAAAACACTTTACCAATCATGTCATATCCTTCACAAGAAGGGTTTGTATTATATCGTGCATTTCAAGGAATTATTTGCACTAGATGGTAAAGAAACCGACTTGTCTGAAAACGATC